TCGAAAGATCAGTAAGCTCGGAGCCACCATAGGGCAGGATGCTCTGAGCCAGGCGGGGAACGCGGAAAAATCAAAACGCATTGAAGCTCATGCGAGAGAGGTACTTGCGATAATCGAGCCGCTGCTCGCTCGAGGTGTCAACCAGGGAAAAATTGCCGCTGCTCTAAACAGAAAAGGCGTGCGGACTTATCGCGGCAAACTGTGGACGCAGTACGGCGTCAGCCGGATCGTCAACAAATGGAAAAGCGAGAAATCAAAATGATCACTTACAAAGATACTCTTAAAGAACTGACGTACAAGCTTTGTCAGTACGAAATACAACTTTACACAGCGCGATATGAGCAAGGTGGCTGGTTATCGGAGAATAAAATGAACAAATATTTTCAGTCCACCCCTGAGAAAATGGCTTTTTCGCGCCTTATGTATTTGGCTCGGAGTGCAAACCAGCTTTACAGTCCAAGTGATATTGCAGACGCGCTGCACATTAGCCGGACTGCTGTTCATAATATAATAAATGAGACAATCCCAGCAGGGTGGGTCGTGCAGTGCTGCAGCGAAGGAAACCGCAAGTTTTATAGGGCTTCTGACGTTTTAGCTGAAGCCATGGAAGAAACTGCGTCTTGGACGCATGATGCTTGGTTTTCAATAGGTTTAAGCGATACCGATTGGCTTTTGTCTGTCATTAAAGAGCGCGAAAAAGTGTAAAGTTGGTTTACATTTACGGATAAGATTTTGGTATTTATTAATGAATGGTACGAAAGGAGGACGACAATGAGACGCAAAAAGAACGCCTGGAACCCGACCGCGTTCAAAATGATCGAGAACGGTTTGCGCTTTAAACGTCGTGTTGATCTCCCTTGTTGGCATCACGAGCACATCGAAAAAATTGCTCGGTTGCTAATTGAATACGGAAAGAGCATCGAGGAGATCGGAAAAATGGAGACGATGCTTAATCACGAAAAGGTCAGCCTGATACAATGGCAGATCCAAAGGCTAAATTGGGACGCTAGTCGGCTGACGCCACACGATCCCAGGGAGCGCGGGGCAGCAATGTCCAAGTATATGGACGGTCGAACATATATGACGAATATGAACGGCGTCGATCATGTTCAAGCCAGGGACGACCTGGATGAACAATTTGAACCTGGTCCGAACATGCGGAAGCACCGGACCGGAGCTCGTCCGGAGTAAGATCTGGGAGAGCGCAATCTAATGCCTGAGAAGGCGCAAAAATGGCAGGAGGCAAGGAGCCCAATGAATACAGAAACTTACCTAAAAACAGAGCCAAGGGACACGCATAATAAGTATATCGTTAGTCGTGACAGCATCCCTCTGACATCAGTACAGTCAAAACTGTTAGAACAGGAAAAACAGAAAAATCAGATCACACTGGTTTTTGCGTTTATCTTTGAGCTGCTCGGAGCAGCCTCTCTTTTTGTGATTTTGTTTGTTGCTCTTTGGGCAGGAGCGGTGCTGCAATGAGGGAGAAACTTGACAGTCAGATCGCAAAAGATCTCGACAGCTTAATTCACGATATGAATTTTGCTGAAAACACACGCCAGGAATTTTTGACCGCTGCAAAGTTTTTGCTCGAGGCGTTCCAGGAGGCTGAAAAATCAGCGATCGAGGTTCTGAGATTGCTTCACCTGGACGAATACGAAAACAAAAAATTTAAAATCGTTTTGACCGGTGACGAGATCCAGCTCACTAAAAAGGAGGGCGAGACATGCGTCCTCCATTAACTGATCGCCAGCGCCAGACATACGATTTTATCTGTAAGTTTTATCTTGAGAAGGAACGTTTTCCGACGAGCCAAGAGGTCGCCGACGGGACCAACCGGACAAAAACTCCTGCAAACGTCATGGTCAGGAAACTCGTCGAGCTGGGTTATATTAAAGAGCATCGAATGACCTGGTTGCAGCCGGTGATCAAGGAGGATGCGTGATGTCCTCTCTAAAGATCGTTTATATGTATGATACCGCCGCCGATCTCATGACAGTTATGGAAGGACAATTCCTGTCTTTAGATCATAAAAAATGTTACAAAATCGGCTTTGAGATTAGAAAAGCTGCGCTCGAAATTGAAAACTTGCGTCGTAACTTATCAATTGCTCGAGCCGAGCTTTCGCTTGCAAAAAAGCATATTGACGAAGCTCGAGCGGCAACGGCTGCCGAGTAATTTTAGGACGCCAGGTGCAGCGCTTGCTCGAGGGTTTCGGTGTTGCGCCTGGTCCAACCTTTTCCAAACGTTTTAAACGCTTTGAGACCCTCATAAAAAACCTGACGATCTTTGTGCAGATCCTCGATAATTTTTTGAGGGTCTGCTTTTTTTACAGCTGCCAAAGTTTTCGGACCGATTGCTCCGTCCGGCGTCGCGCCAACACATTTTTGCAATGCTTTTGCAGCTCGCCCAGGACCGGAATTGACAGCCCAATCCAGGACAGCCCAATCAACGCCGCTCGGCAGCTCGTCAAATTGCACCGCGTCAGCGTAGCGCTTTCGATATATTGGCTCGACGTCATCCGGCGTCAGATCTTTCATTTCCTGCATTGAGACATGTCGTCCAAGATATGCCTGGAGCGTTGCTTTTGTGACGCCCAGGTTTGTCGCTCCGCCTGGATCCTCTGGATGGTTTACGAAACCGCCCTCATGAACGAGCAGCATTTTTAGACAGCCTTTAAAGTTTTTTTTCATTTTTTCTGACCTCCAGATAAAGCCGGTAAATGTTCGCGACAGTGTTCAAAGTGACAGCTGTCAAAAGCGCTGAATGCCAATCAATCAACGAGCTACTCCTTTTTGCTTCTCGTATGTCCTGAGACCGCCGATCCCGAGCATACCGGCGAGCACCGTCAACAAAGTCGACATGTCAAATTCCGGCAAAGGGGGGACAAAAATTCCAAGCATCGCGATCACAAAAATGGCAAGAGGCTGCCCAACAAAGTGATAGAAAAAAGCAAACCCACAGACCCAACCAATGAAAGGACGCCAGCCACCTTTAAAAATACTTCCGCTTGCTGCTTCTGCTTGGTTGACTGAAATTTGAGCGAGGGCAAGCTCCTGCGCGTGACGAGACGACATGGTTGCGATCTCGTGTGCCAGGGCTGCCTTTTGATCCTTATCCTCAATAAATTTATCCAGGATGTTGGAAACCGGTGCGATTAGTTTGTCGATCATTTTGTTTCCCTCTCACCTGATAGGAACACGGCGAAACTGCCTGTCATTGCGCCTGTGACGACTGAAATCAGTGCGCTATGTTGAGTTGATAAATTTTCCTGGCTAAGTCCGAATTCTATGCACCTGATATAAACCAAGGTCATCACAAACATCATGAGCCGTGGAACGAGCTTCCACTTCAAAATTCTTTCCATCGTCAAGTCAGCCATTTTACACCTCTATATCTAAGATCTGACCCTGTTTCCGGACCGCTTTCGCCTGACCGAGCCGATCGTAGGAATGCAGCAATGCAGCTCTTTGCTCCTCGAGCGCCTGGGAGCGCCTGTGAGCGATAGAATGATCTCGAGCTGCATCTGTTTGCGCTACAGCGTTCTCGATCCGCTCCTGTGTTCTCCGTTGCTCTGAAAGCTGCTCAGTAATTTTGAAGGGCATCGCGTCCGACGTCGCCGAAATGCTCGTCATTGCAATCCCTTCAAAAAGTTTGTCATCAAGAACAGGCCATAAAGACCCGCCAATGACAGCAATGCAGCGGCCCCATATACTGCATATCGAATGTTTTTTGCGATCTGTCTCTCGCGTTCTTCCGCTTCCTCTTTCCTGAGCTTTCGCATTTTCCCACAGTAAGCCACATACCGATCGTATGTCCCAGGTGGACAGAACAGGCGCATTGTGCTCTCGAGCTCTTTCTTTTGCTGTTCGATTTTTTCGAGCGCTAAAAATTCCTCGAGGTCGTTATTTCCACCAGAGAGCTTGCGAAACAGCGATCGTTCTTTCCGCTTGCCTCGAGCTCTCAGATCCTCCTCGCTCGTGACGAGCTTCTTGATCTCGGACCCTGCGTCGCTCAGATCTTTTCCCGCTTTTAGAAATTTCGTGATCTGCGTCATCGCGCTTGTCGCGAGTGCCAGCTCCGCCAACATCATAAAGCTCCCTTTGACAAACAAAATTGTAAGGGACAGCGTAAACCTTGGTCGAACCGTCCGAACACTGATAGCGACAATATTGTACGAGCACCGATCCCGTTCCCTGGATAAAAACTTGACCGAAAACGATCGCCGCTATGATGCAGGTCATTTAGCTCGTAAAGATAGTTGCAGCTCGTCGAGCTTGCCGCTGATAGACTTTAACGCCTCTTTGACATCTTTCATCTCACGATCTCGACTTTGTTTGTCCGCGTTGATCTCCGCCTCGAGCACGGCGATTTTGGTCTCCTGGCGTTGCGCCCTGGTATGCAACATCCAGACAAATGCAGCCACCGGAGCGGCAAGCCACTGCATAATAAATTCGATCATTTCCATCATGCCAGGTCGTCCGTAATCTCAACCGCTATAAAGCCGGAATTTGGAAACGTTTCGATTGAGCTGTCAGAATATGTGACTTCAAATTCGCCGTGGTACGTTCCGATTGTTGCTGTGTCAGATGCGCTCCAGGCATATTGAACCTGGCCTGTGAGTGCGCCTGTTATGGTCGCCGCTGCGTCGACGGCTGCCGTCGCTTTCCCCACTTTGCGCATGTGAAAACGAATTGAGGCTCCGTTTAAATTGACGGCTGTCCCGTCAGCATCTTTGAGGGTTGCCGCCAAAATCGGACTTGTGTCGTTTTGTTTAATTTTAAAAGTCATCATGCAGCCTTATTTTCGTTTTCGTCTAGGGTGACAGTGCGCCTCGAGCTGACCGGCGTTGCCGAATTATCAGACGCCAAGAGGACGTGATTATTTGACGATAGCGAGAGTGTCGCTGAATTGTCAGATACAATCTCGACGGTGTTTTGGGAGCTGGACGTAATCGAGACAATTCGACCGACAGATCCATTTAGCAGAGGACTTTCAAGAACAGGCGAGCCGGTGACGATGCTGTCGGCTGCCAGGTCATGTTCCTGGTTAAGTTGAGGAGAACCAAGCTCCGGAGCTCCTGTGACGATGTTATCCGCCGCAAAAGTTTCTTCCTCAAACACCGGAGCGGATCCGACGTCCGGAGGACCGGTGACAATATCGTCAGCGCTTAGAGTGTGACTTTGATCGAACCCTGGAGATCCCAGGACCGGAGATCCGCCGACAATGCTGTCGGCTGTAAAGCTGTGATCCTGGTTGACGCTTGGACTGAACAATTCGGGCGAGCCGGTGACAATGCTGTCGGCTGCCAGCTCGTGTTCCTGGTTAAGTCCAGGAGAGCCAAGAACGGGAGATCCTGTGACCAGGTCGTCGGCTGTGACTGTCTCCTCCTCAAACACTGAGGCCGCAGGGACAATCGGAGCACCTGTGACGATGCTGTCAGCTCCGAGCTCGTGATTTTGCAGGACGTCAATTTGTGACACCACAGGCGAGCCTGTGACGACGTCGTCGGCTGCCAGGTCATGTTCCTGGTTAAGTCCAGGAGAACCAAGCTCAGGAGCTCCCGTGATTAGGTCAGCGATCGCGAACGTTTCTTCCTCTGCAACATTCGCGTCAGAGACGACCGGAGCTCCCGTGACAATATTGTTTGCAGTGAGAGCGTGAACCTGGTCGAGATCTGGAGAGCCCAGGGCAGGAGATCCTGTCACAATATCGTCAGCGGTCAGAGTGTGACTTTGATCGAGCTCCGGCTGCCCCAGATCAGGCGATCCAGAGACAATGCCGTCAGCTGTGAGCTCGTGCTCCTGGTCAAGATCTGGAGAGCCCAGGACAGGAAATCCGCTGACCAGGTTGTCGGCTGCAATGCTGTGCTCCTGGTCGAGCTCTGGCGAGCCCAATGTCGGAGCGTCCGTGACAATCGCGTTCGCCGTCAGCTCGTGCTCTTGGTCGAGATCTGGAGAGCCAAGGGCAGGGGATCCGCTGACCAGGTTGTCAGCGCTCAGAGTGTGACTTTGATCGAGCTCTGGCTGCCCAAGCTCGGGAGATCCTGTGACAATTCCGTCGGCTGTGAGACTGTGATCCTGGTCGAGCTCTGGAGATCCCAGGACAGGAGCGCCAGCGGTGATTGAATTTGCAGTGAGTGCCAACGGACTGGAAAGGATAGGAGAACCGAGCTCAGGAGCACCGGTGACAATGTCGTCCGCTGTAAAGCTGTGATCCTGGTCAAGATCTGGCGAGCCCAATGTCGGAGCACCGGTGACGATGTTGTCAGCTGAGATCGCGATTGAAATGGTGACGTTTGCCGAGCTGACGACGGGAGCGCCCGTCACAATCGAGGAGGCTGTCAGATTGTGCGTTTGATCGAGCTCGGGCGATCCAAGTGTCGGAGCTCCTGTGACCAGGTCCGCGATCGCGAACGTTTCTTCCTCTGCGACGTTCGCGTCAGAGACAACAGGAGCGCCCGTGACGATATTGTTCGCACTTAGAGAATGAACCTGGTCAAGATCTGGAGAACCCAGGGCAGGGGAACCGGTGACGATGCTCGAGGCTGTTAGAGTGTGAACCTGGTCAAGATCCGGCGAGCCAAGTGTCGGAGAGCCGGTGACGATGCTCGAGGCTGTTAAACTGTGAACCTGGTCGAGATCCGGCGAGCCAAGTGTCGGAGAGCCGGTGACGATGCTCGAGGCTGTTAGAGTGTGAACCTGGTCAAGATCCGGCGAGCCCAATGTCGGAGAGCCGGTGACGATGCTCGAGGCTCCTAGACTGTGATTTTGCGTGACGCTCGCCGAGCTGACGACCGGAGCGCCGGTGACGATGCTCGAGGCTCCTAGACTGTGATTTTGCGTGACGCTCGCCGAGCTGACGACCGGAGCGCCGGTGACAATATTGTCAGCTGTGACCTCATAGTTTACGGATCCGCTGTCTGCTAGTGGACCGGACGCAAGAGGGGTAAAACCGAGCATTTACTTACCTCAAATCAATGGCCATCGTCGCGCTGTCACCTTCCTCAGAATAAGTGACAGGATAATTGAGATCGGGACCAATGCGTTTAAGAAATTTCCAAAATCTCGCACTTGGATGACTTTCAAAAACAAATGTTTTGCATATTGGGTGCTGTCGTTTTGCGAAATCTATATAGGAATAATACCATTGAGCGTCCATTGCTATAAATTCAGAATTAGCTGTCGCAATGCCAATCGGAGTGCAAAAGTTATTGTCACCGTCAAGGTAGGAAACACTTATACCAACAAGAGACTGCGACCCATCTTCCCTAGTTTTAGTTATTTTAACAAAAAAACCGTTATTATTTTCTTTGTTGAGAATAAATGTTTGACGAAAGAAACTCTTTGCTGACCCTATTATGCTTACAATTTCTTCTGGAATTTTTTCGAACAGCAATTCTTCGACGGCTGCTTTGTCGCCCTCATAGGCTGCATCAAAGTCAGCTTCTTCAAAGGTATCTGATCTTGTGAAAGTGTAAGACATGATCCACTACCTTTTAATTTGCTGCATAAACTTTTAACTGCCAAAGGCTCGCAGTCGTATTGCTTCCAATGATGTTTAGGCTCTCTGGATCACTCGGCGCTGTTGTCCAGTTTTGTGTGACTAAAGTTGCGGGGGTTCCTGCACCTGTCGTTAAAACATCAAAAGTATCCATCAAAGTGCCGTTATAATAAGCCTCAATGTAACTTCCTGTTGTATGTGAACCTTCATCTTCATCTATACCGTTCGAACTTGTGCTCGTGCGAAAATGCGATGTCGTTATGCTGGGGTATGAAGGGAAAGCATTCTCTCCACCGCTACTATCATCTTCCCCGTCTCTCATTATCCAATTAACATCAAGTGAAGGATCATAGCCGTTTGAATAATAATCGTCGGTATAATTTTCATTGTAGTCATAAAAGTCATCGGAGGCTTGCATATAAACTGAGGTGCTATTCCCACGAAACTGTATATAAGGCGGGGTTTCAGCTAGCCTGTTCCCTTTATATGTACTCTCTCCCTGTCCTGCGGTATAAGATGTGCCTGTCAGTGTGTAGATTGTGTATGACACTGAGGAAGCACCATACCATTCATTGAAGCCCATCTGTGCGCCAGAGGCTTTAGAAATCATGTCCCGAATATCTGCGTCATTTAAAGTGCATTCAGTACCAGTAGTGCCGCCAGCTTCGACGTGCATGGCATTAAGATCAATCTGACCGCTACTTGTGAGAGCCATTCTTCAAATCCTCAATCTCTGTTTTTAAGTCTTTGATTGCTTCGATCAGAACGGACGTCAGAGCATTATAATTAACAGAAAGGTGCTTTGAGCCGTTCATAGCTTTCACCTCTGTAACTGCCTCTGGCATGATTTTCTGGACTTGCTGTGCAATGACACCCGCGCTCTTTTTACCGTCACGTTTCCAATCGAAGCTGACACCATCTAGAGCCATGACGCTCTGAAGGCCCAACACGGGTTGAATATTTTCTTTAAGGGAAGCATCGGATGCGATTGTGGTTGAATAAGCGATCACGTTTCCATCCGCGTGGAAGTCACCATCAGCCTCAAAGCGAAACTCATTTGAACCGTTTATGTAAACGTCCATTTGAGTGTTGTCTGTAAAGGTGATGTAATCGGTACTGTCTAAACCAATTTTTCCGCTTGCAAGCATATCACCCGTTACAGAAACGCCGCCTGTTTGTGTTGCCAGCCTCTGGCTTCCATAATGATGTAGAACCGCCTCACCCGTGCTGCCATCGGCAAGAAAATAGGTTGTATTGAAACCAGTGCCATCGTCACACTCAATGATTACGTCTTTGTCATCTGCACGATTTCTTATTGTTAAATCACCTGTCGCATTATCTATGAATGTGTGAAATGAATTATGGAAAATTTGGAGGTCATTGCCATCACCAAAACGCGCTATACCATAATCCGCAAGGACTATGTCATGGTTAAAGAAAGCCGTGCCGCGATCAGACATATCAAGAGTGAGAGCGGTTACAATTGTTCCATTATCATTTCCTTTGAAAACCATATCTTTATTTGAAACATCTGATTGAAACGTCAAATTACCACTATCTACATTTGATATTTGTCCTATTTGGGTGTTATCATCTTTAAATATTAATTGACCACCACCAGCGTCAAGAATAATGTCACCAACTATATCAGCCGTAAAATCACCAGAGCTAGTTGCAATGGTAGATGCTGTGACTGTGCCTTGCACTTCGACACCGCCCGTCTTAGTTGCGAGTTTTTCCGATCCGTAAAAGAATAATTTTGCTTCGCCCGTTGACCCATCTGCAAGAAAATAGTTTGCAGTGCCGCCAGAACCGTTATCTGTGGCGATCACAATGTCTTTGTCGTTTGCGAAGTTTGTAAGATTAAGGTCGCCAGTTACGTTCCAAAGACGTGTCTCAGAGCTAACCCCCTCATGGTAAATCGTAAGGTCTGAGGAACTACCAAAGTAAGCTCTCGCTCCATCATCGAAAGACAAAGCATTTGCGGATTGATCGAAGGTGATGTCAACGGTGTTGCCGTCAAAAATTACATCACCCGTGAAAGTGCCGCCTTCCGTCTGCATGACATCAACATCTGCGAGCGTGACAAACACCGTTGCCGATCCGCCCAGGTCGAGCAAAGAACCGGTCGAGCTCTCGAGTAGATTTGACGAGCTCCTTTGCAACGTAGGACCGGACGTCAAATATGTTCCGGTAGCGATCTCGAAAGCCGAGCCCTCGATAATTGTGTAACGGACGACGTCATTGTTTGAAATTCCGCCGTCCGCGAAGGTTTGGAAACCAGCGTCGGCGCTTCCCAGGATAATGTTGCCGGTCCCTGTGGAGCTGCTCGAGACCTTAATTCTGTTCCCGACTACTGGCATGGGTTCGCCTCCTTAGCTTAAATTACGCCGGATCCGGAATTCCGATCGTAAAGCTGGCGAGTGTAAAGGTGTTTCCAGATGTCACGACCTGGTCGGCTGAGAGAGTGCCGGTCGCATAGAGCGTGGTCGATCCGTTTGAGATTGCATAGTGTGATGCAGTGCCTCCCGCCGTGATGCTCCCAGGTGACCCCGAGGAAACAGCCGCAACAGTAACCTCCCGACCGCCGCCGCTTCTGTCAGCTGGAGAGCCTATTGAAAGGCTGCCGAAATTTCCTACTGAGACTGAGCTTATCCCTGCGTAAGTCGTCGGTGCTGACGTGCAGAGATCAATTCTGTCGCCGTTCGTCGTGAGCACATTCAGTGCAGCATCGAGAACGGTGTTCGTTAAACTTGCCATTTTATTTCTCCTTCAACCGTTTTTGAGAATGTGCAAATTGAGCTGCCAGGGCAGCGTTATGACAGCGACGAGATTGCCGCTGAAATTAGAATTTTATACAGTACAACATCGCAATGTTGCGCGGTCTGGTTTCACTTCCTCCCGTTGGGTCTGTTGTCTTAGTTGCCCGCGACCCGTCTCTATTTGATGAACCTGAACCGCCGGAAGCCACACTACCTGCGAAAGTGTGAGTGTGTGATTTAAACTCGTCAGCCTGGAACGATCCGATAGATCGACTGCTGTCAACGCCTCGACTGTCATCCCAACCCCTGACAAATTCACCGCGCAGCTCAGGAACGTTAAATGTAGATGTGCCATCGCCCGATCCATATGTTGTCCCAATTGCTGCAAACAACGTGGCATATGTGGTGCGCGAAACAGCATCGCCATTGCACTTCAGCCAACCCGTCGGAGCCGTTGATCCTGCGTATGCCTGGACCATTCCAGCGGGGATCTGAGCTGAAAAGGTGTTGCTCGTCTGATTGAGCTGCCCGAGCTTAATCCAAGCTGTGTTTGCCTCGTTCCGAATGTAAAGAATATCGTTCTGTGTATCGACCCACCATTGATTTGCAAACGTCGTCGAGGGAGCTGACGTCCCGCTGTTGTTGGTCGCGATCGCTTGCAGAACGTTATTTATATCCGTCCTGGCGCTCGACGCCGTCTGGTTTGCAATCTCATAATCGTGTGTTGCCATTCTTAATACTCCGCAACGCCCTCAAGGACGGATATGCTCGGCGAGATGTTTGCCGTTGTCGACGCTAATTCTGCTTTGAATTTGAAGGCTCGTCCGACGACTTCGCCAGCGGCGACGACCCAATTTCCATATGTCGGAGATCCAGACGGATCATCGTTCGTCGCTTTGACGTAAACCCCGACACTAAAGTCACCAAACGCAGCTGTCTCGTCTGTCCAGTTGTTAAAGTTGCTGGGCCATGTGTCCCAGTTGCCAGGGATGTCGTCCCAATTCACAGAGCCGCTCACTGCATTTGAGGCGTGTCTTGTCGCTGTCACGTTCGATGAAATCCGGACCGTCCTGACTGTGCCGGTGTCAATGTAACCGGTGAATTCATATGTCCCCGAATTAGAGCTGGTCGCAAAGCTGGACAAACGCAGCTCGTCCGGATCTGGACCGGTCGCGACCGCGACGTTTGTTTTCGTGCCACCAAACGACGGGTTTTCAGTATCGGTGGTTGTAATGTTTAGCTGTGGGATTTCAGCAGGGAGAACAATGACGGACGATGTGCCTCCACCGTTGCCGGACTTGTCATAGGGTTCAATGAAGAAAGTGCCGGAAAGAGCCGGATATGAAACCGACGTCGCTGGCCTCGCAACCTTTTGAATAATCACTTGAGGCGAGCCGTCTGTAAATGTTGCGGAGGTCGAGCTCGAGTGGTGGATTTTATAATAAGAAAGATCCAGGTCCGGCGAGGCTGTCCAATTCAAAAAAACGCTGCCCCCTGACAGCTGACGCGCAAACGATCCAGGTGCGCTTGGTCCCGTCGTGTCCGCCGCAACAATTTTTGAAACCGTTGTCGAGCTGCCTTTGACACCGAGAGCGCTGATCGCTCGAGCTTTAACCTCATAAGTGATCTGAGTTGTATCGGTTGCCAGAGGCGTTTCGATGTCCAGGATCTCAAACTTTCCGAGATCACCTGTTCCCAAAATGCTGAAATCGCTGTCCGTTGTTTTCCTAAACTCGACCTCGACGTAATCAACACGCTCAGGATTTGGCGAACTAATTGTCGCGATCAAAGCGTTCGTAATGCTCTCGTTAAAAACCCGATATTCCTGAGCGAGACTGATCGAAACGGCAGGAACATCAAAGGGCGAGAGGAGCGTTGTGTTGTCACGAATGAAAACTGTCTCGTCAGCCAGGGCAAAATCATAAACCGACGAGCTCGTTTCGACAAAAGACAGCCGGACCTCGAGCACCATTTCCGAATTAAGTGCAAAACCCCAATCGACGACTTCAAACGTTTTTCCGTCCCAGCCAAGCCGAGGATAAGTGACCTCGACCACGTCTCCGATCGAAAGCTGTAAACACCGCAAACTGAAAGTCGACGTAAAGCTGACGTCTTGCCGGTTTTTATAGAGCAGGATTTTTGAAATCCTCTGAGCCATTGCCGACGTGTCCGTGTACGGCAGATTGACCTCGAGCGCATTCTCGACGTTTGCATCCTCTGACAAAAACGTTGAAGGCGCGAGCGTAGGATAAGAGGTCTTAAAATAGTTTGTTTCAGATCCGCGATATATTCCGGTGATTTTATTATAGCTGTCTCGGTTCGAGCTCTTTGTCGTAATCTGGATCGGAGACCGAAAATCGTCAGCTGTGATTGCGGTCGCTCCGGAGAAAACCGGCGACGTGTAGCTGCCAGCTTTCATCGCCCAGGTTCCCTGGGTGTACCAGGTCAATCCAGCCATCGCCTGGCTAAGATTGTTAATTACTTTATCGGGAGAGGCGTCGAGCGTAAAAGATCCGTTCGTCGTGTATCTTGACTGCGTTCCTGCGTTCACTGTGACCGACTGATCGCAAATGTCAGCGGCGTCCTCGACATAGGTGTCGTCAATTTCGTCGTGATCTGCGAGACCGGCATAAACAAGATAATCCCTGAGACAAAGCGCAGGATTGTTTGAGTACGACCAGGTCGAGCTGTCAGAGCTGTCGTGATTTGTATCACGAGGATCAAAAACCTTTTTGCCTTGAACGATCGCTGTGAACGTCGGAACCCCGTTCGGATAAGCGTCCGCGTCGTAAACGAGGCGACAATAGATATAAGCAATACCTTTCGCAGAATGGTTTGACGTCCATTTCGTACTCTCTGCGACCAGGTTTGCGTCTGCGCTTTGGGTGCTTGTCCCCAGGTGTTTGTAAATTTTTAACTTTCCAACATAACGTGACGGAGCTGTCACGTTGCCGCTGCCGTCGATAGTCAGTGTTTCGTCATTCGCGTAAACGGTATTAATTGCGTTTACCTCATGCCCCGCCAAAGCAATGAGCATGTGCAGGACTTTGTTGCTCTCCGTTGTCTCTCGATAAAAGATCACGCCACCGACGCGCGTCTCGCCATATATGACGGCTGCCGGTCCAGTGTCGACGACCTCATTGATCATGTAACCATTGTCAGCCGCGTTGAGAGGAGGATCCTCGGGTCTTAGCGCTCGCATCCCTGACGCACCAACACCGCCCCAGAACATCGTCCCAACAAATTGAGGAGGAACCCCCAATAAAATCAATCCAGCCGCGACGACGTACTGGACGACCGTTTCCTTTACAAATTCCTCTAGTCGTTTTTTGAAATCAATCGCCATTACGTGCGACCCCAAGCCGACGGTTTGTCGATCAGATCATTGATGAAATCAAAAGCCAGATCGCCAGGATAAAGAGATTTCTGGTTTTCCGAGGTATATCGCCGGATCCGTGGACGAGTAAGATTAATCAGTTTGCTTTCAGCCGTGAGCGTCATCGAGCTAGTTTCTGGACCCTCTGCAATATCCATCTTGTCCATGTATCCGGTGAAGATCAGCGCCAGGCTCGTCGTCGTGTCATTTGCGTCGAGCATCCCCATTTTGAGACGGAACACCCGTCCGCGATAGGGCAGTGTTAAGGCGACCGCCAGGATGTCGATCGGAATACCCGACAGCTGGATCGAGATCCCGCGAGCTGAAATGTCCGATCCTTCACTGACCTCGCTGATCTGCAAAAGAGATCCGGTCCCTGTGTAAGTCGTCGAACCGATCGTCAGGTCGCCGAGCCCCGTGTGCAAATACAAAGGAGCGCTGTTCACAGTATCGCCAGCAAACGTCGTCGTCGTTGTGTCGAACATAAGATCGAGCGCAAAAACTGGTTTGATCTCGTCGTCAGAAAGTGAGCTCAGAATTTCACTGATTGACCTGGTCATTAGATAGCCTCAACACAGGCGAAAGTTATTCCGTAGACCTCGATATTGTTGACGCTCCAATCTTGAATGCCTGACGCCAGGCGAAACAGTCCGACAGCGTTTGACGTCGTGACCGCTGCGTCGTCCGCCGGTGCAGTCCGTATCGAAGGCCATATATCCAGGGAAACAACGCCGGAGGAATTGCTGTCCGCGTTTTGCAAAACTTTGTGCAATGTCGAGCTCAAACCGCTTCCGAGCTGAATGTAATCGCCAGCCTTCACCCAATCCGTCACGCTTGCCGAGCAGCCGTCGATCACGAGAGTGTCGCCAGTTTGATCCGCTCCATTTACAAGAGGCGTTCCGCCCAGGTTGCCCTGCGCTGTTTTGCAGATCGGATCTCCCAGGAGAAACGTGCCTTTCGGTCCTTTTAAAGAGAGCAAAAACGAAACCCATATTTCCGCATTTGCGCGACGCATGGGAGGCAATGAAATCTCAGCCTCCCAACGCTGCCCAGAATGAGAATGAATTTGCTGCTTGTATGTAAACGGAGAGGTCGAAATCGCGACCGTATTCACAGCTCGGAGGTTCACGTTCATCAAGCCAGTGTGAGTTGGTAACGTCAGAGGGTAATTGATCGCCATTTATAGCGCCCTCCCAAATGCACCGCCGCGCTGTTTCGCATCGAGCACAGCTGCCTTTGCAACCTCGCCGATCTGAGGCATCATTGACATCACCTCAGCTCTGACTGTTTGCTGAACGCCGGTTGTGACATTTATTGTCTGATTGACCGATATTGCCTCACCTCCAGCAAGCGCTCTGTTCGTCTGCACGGGACTTAAAAGGCGTCCAGGTGTTGACGGAACAAAAAGCTCTCTCCCGCTCTCTCCGGTGAGCACAGGCGTTCCCGCTTGCATCTGACGACCACCGGCTCCCGTCCTGGTAAAACCGCCGCCCTCAACCGGTGTAAAACCAAAAGCGCCCATCGCGGCATTGACCATTTGCTGGACGACTAAGACGCGGTAAAGAGCACGAATGACGTCTCGCGCCATTTCACGAATTCCATCCTCAAAACTTTTTGCACCATCGAGCGCTGACATAAACGCGCTTGTGAGGCTGTCCTCGAGGGTGTCGGCAACGTCTGCCATCCCTGACATTTCGTCTTTAGCTCTGCTCATTTGAATTCGAGATTTTTCGATCAGCATGTTTGCGGTTTCTTTATCAGTCAAACCCGCTGCGACTGCTTCGTTTATTGTTTTGAGATTGGCGACGTGTGTGCCTTCAATTTCAACCAACGGCATCATTTGGTTAAGTAATGCCTCGTAGGCGTCTTTTAGATCTTGAGCCTTTTGGTTCGTCTCATCGCTCGTGATGTTTAAGCCAGGGCCGTCGGGATTGATTACAGTGCCTTCAGTTATTCCTATCCGCAACGGAGAGGAAACGCCTGGGGGTGCAGCGTTTATTACAGGTAAAGACTGATTTGGATTTCCGGCGTTCGGCTTCCCAGCAATTTCTTTTTTCATATTGGCGATTAAGATTTCTAGCATCTCAATCTCGCCGTTAAGTCTATTGACGAGATCTAAACTGCCATAGCCTGAGAAATTGCTTAATGCTATTTTATCAAAAAATCCAAGGTCTTCAAAATTTGAAACGCCAGCGTCCTTAAAAGTTTGTGCGATCGTTCCTTGGAGTGACGCTCGCCGTTCTATTGCTGTTGCTAATTGACCCTCTAATTTTGCAAGATCACTTGAACCAAAAAGATCGCTTTTCCCATCAAGCCCCTTAAATTCTCTGAACTTTAAGACAAGCGCATCAATCCCTTTTACTGCGGCAGCCGCTCCTGTAACCAAAGCGTCAAATGCCGGAATGCCGTAGTCGGTCACAAAATCTTTTAGAGTTTGAATTTCATCTTCCAAATCCATCAATGAGTTTAAAAACTCAGCTTGGATTTTTTCATCAAGTGCATCCATGCGAAGCTGAAACTTGGTTGCAGCGTCAACCGCATCGTCCTCAATAATCCGACCGGCACGCGCAGCCTCGTCTCCAATAGAGCGCAAACCCGCCGCATTGTTTTTGAGCAACGGAAGCAACGCTGTTGCATCTGAGGCCATAGCTTCCAGGAAGAACGTAAAATCTTGTTGGTTCGCTCCTGCTTCTTGCAACGTTTTGACATAAAGCTGCAAAGCATCTGGACCCGATAAATTGCGAAAATTGTCAGCGGTCACGCCCACCAGGGGAGCGACTTTCTCAAAAAAATCTTTCATCGGACCGCCGCCGGTCGCAAGAAAATCACCAACCCGATCATTCACGTCTTTTAAAATGTCGGCGACTTTATCCTGCTCGATCCCGACAGTTTTTGACGCAATCGCAAACCTTTGAAATTCAACAGACGTCGCATTTGCAAGTCTCGAAAGACGACCAATTTCGACGGCATTGCGTTGAGCTGCTTTTGCTGCGCGGACGCCAAGAGCAGCCGTTAAAATTGGAGCCAATCTTTTAGCTGCGCCACTGAGACTGTTCATCGCCTTAGTGGTTTTTCCCATTTCGGTCTGTGCTTTTTTGCGAAAATACTCAACACGGTTTGCCGCTGTGTTCATTGCCTTCGCAAAATTCTTATCCTTTGCCGACAGAATGATATTCAGCTCTTGCGCTGTGATCGCCATCCTATCCGTACCTTTCAGCGAGAGCTCTAGCTTCCTCCAGGCTTGGCGCATTCGCGCCAGGAGCGGGAGGACTGTGAGCTGCGTTCCATCCGTCAAACACGATAAACGTGTCTTTCGGGATCATGTCTCGGATCTCGCTCGGCTTGTAACCGGCGACGACCGCGTTGTGTATTATTTTTCGGACACCAAGACGCCTGGGTTTTCGTCCTGGTTTATCTTTTTTTTTACGACCGGATCGTCAAACACATCCGGCATAAATGCCACGCCGAGGATCGCCTGGGCGAGCTGGTAGAAGTGCAAAAGGTTTTCGGTCCCGCCTTCAGAGACGACACGATCCGCCTTTGTGTCTGTCAGCCCACCGCCTACGAGTGCAAGGGCAACAATGTCTTTGACCTCGGTCGACGTCGGTTTGACGCCACGATCAAAGAAGCCATCCCAGAGCTCAAAGATCCCACGATGTTTATCCTCGAAACGTTCGATCTGCCCGTTTCTCAAAATCAAAGTGTAGGTCACGCCGCCGATTTGATCGACGACGCCACCTCTTGGAGCTTCAGCTGTGATCGTCATTATTCAAAAGTGATCGTTCCGTTGCTTTCCAGACTGATTGAGAACGTGACAGCTCCCTCAGTTTCTCCGCCGAGCTCAAACGATGTTATCCGAAACTCTCCGGAATACGTGCCAAAGTCAGGGACGACGAGCTGAAAATTCGCGACCGGATCCGCTTGCATCGCAACATCGTTTAGTCGACCTTCCTGAGCGCTCTCATCAATAAAAATGCCGTCGCCGGAAACGCTGACGGATTTTAGTCCGTTTAATGAGGACGCGAATAAAACGCCGCCTGGAGTTGTCGCGTCCGGCGTCGTGACGTCGATCGCGCTGTTGTTGATTGTGATCGACTTGCTGTTTATGCCAGCGACCGTTGTGAATTCTTCAGAACTAGCGCCGTCTCCAACCTGTAGCAAGAAACTGCGCCCTAATTGCTTCGCCATAGGGAGACCTTTCATTTTTTAGGAATGCGAGCGCCCACCTCGCGAAAGGGCAAACCTAGCTGCTAGACAGCCTCGAGGATCGCCGAAAAGACGACCTTCGCCTCGTGACCGCGCCCCTCATTGTCTTGGTCGACAAAGTAAGTTTCGCAGATCAATTCGATTAAATTGAAACCGGTCAAAGAGACCGTTGTCTCTTGCCGGTGCAAGCTCTCGCGCAGCGCTTCCGCAATCTGCGCCGCCTCGACCCTTCCCGTCGTTCGAGAGAACGCATGGAGAGACATCGTGATTTCCATTCCGATTTTGCCGTCGGTGTCGGCAGCCCTGGGAATTATGTCGCCGAACCGGACAAACGGATATGTCACTGTTTGAGGAGGCTCGTCATATATCCGAGTTGAAACCAGAGCCGTGACGTCGGTGTCCGAGACAAGCGCTGCCCTAATTCCCTTTTGCAGCTCCAGGGCAAAACTATTTGCCACCTACGGTCTCCTTGATTGCTTTCCTTATTCCGGAGCGGATCCGCCGCTTGTGCTTGTCCTCGAGCAGCTCTTTCGCTCTTGTGATAAACGGGTGAGGATTTGTCGTCCCCGTCCGAGAGGGAGTGCCTTTGAGCCTGGTTCCCAAACCGACCCGCGATTGCTTTCGTCCAAATTCAACAGCTCGCGCTTTAATCTGCGCCTCTTTATTAGGTGGAGCAGCTTCGACGGAGCCCATGATAATATCGTCACGTTTCACAAATTTTCCGTGAATTCCGTCCTTCAATCGACCGAGCTCCGGATCCGGCTTTCCACTGCCAACGGGAGCCAACACCCGAGCCATCCTGACGCCTTCGTCAACGCTTTTGCGAATTGCTTTTTCGATATGCTCAAATGTGCGATCCGGCAGCTTTGAAAAACCTTTAAACAGTTTTTGATTGCCGGTGAGTTTTCCCTCAAATTTGAAGCTCATGGCGCGACGCCTTTCTCGAGAGCCAGCTCGAGCATGTCGCCTTTTGCCGAAATCTGAACGATCGACCGGATCGCCCAGGTTGTCCCTCGCGCGGAAACTCGGTCGGCAGCCGTCAACGCTTTGGTCTTTGTGTCTGACCTCACTCGGAGCTTTGCGGTCGATACGTCTGCGAGAGCTCCGCCCTGGATCTCCTCTTTTCCGATCCGCTCGATCAGCTCCGCATTGCGCGAAAAGTGATCTGAGAACGTGCCGGTCGTATTGCCAAAGTCGTCCGTCGTCGACGCCATTCTTTGGAATGTCACTCGATCGCGGAGCAGTCCAGCTCTAGCCATACCAGGCAGCTCGCTCTTGACCGATTAAATCATCGTAGCCAAAGGGCAACGCTTTGCTGATTGTACCGATCAGCTCATTCTCTCGGTTCTCGTAATAATGAGCGACCAGCATCAAAAGCGCATGTCTGACAGTGTTCGGAACGTCTGTCGCGTTGTCTCCGTAGCCGATCAAATATTCGATCCTGATTGCATCGTCGCGAGAGAAGGTCGTAGGCCAGGACTTTCCGGCTTTTGGATAAATCAAGTATCGACCAGGCTGACCGATCAGGTGAAAGTCCGACAGCGTCGCTGTTTGTAAAGCGTTGTCGGTGTCATAGTATTTTATCGCAGAAACCGATTGAACTGGTCCAAGCGAAAGATAAACGGTCGAAGGATTTGCTCCGACGTGCTCTGCCCAGGTTTGCGAAATCATTGCTTTGCCCAGAGCACCGGTCACATCTGTGAAACTGATCGCGACATTAATCAAACTCGCAATAAAAGCGTCGTCGTCATTATGCTCGATCCGCATATGTTTTTTCGCGTCCGAAACCGTGATCGGTTCGTTGACCGGACCAGTGACCAGGGAAACACGATGCTGGAGCGTGAGCGTCATTTTTTACCTCTTTGTCGCTGTGCGCTTTTTCGGTGTTTTCTTTGACGCAGTTTCGCGTTTTGGACCGACGCCGTCAGTCCATGCCTCATTGATTTCGGTGCTCGGATCATCGGCTTTCAAAGTGCCGTCGGCATTTCGCGCTCGCTTAGGCACAGAAACAGGCTCGGCAATGTTGCGCTCGATGAAACGTTTTCCTGTCGCAGCATCTACCTCGACGACGTCTCCGACGTTCCAGGTGTAATCTATGCCAGCCATTGACGTCAGCATTTTAACTTTCATGAGAATTCTCCCAGAGGAGGGGAGGGCGCAAACGCCCTCCCTGGTTCATTATGCTTGCGCCAGGTGCTTGACCGCCGCTGTGTTTCCGAGGACGCCGTCGAAACGGATATATCCAAGGATCCCAAAGTCAGGAGCGAAACGCTCACGAGCGACGTAGATCGCCGGAGCGCCAACCTTGCGGACATAGAATTGTGCCATGTCACCGAACAAAACTGTCTTTGCGCCGGTGGCAATGTCCGCCATGTCCTGGTTCACGACGACGTTATAGCCAAGGATTGTTTGAGGCATTCCTTGCGCATAACCACCGATTTCCCAGAGATAACGGTTTTGACTGTCTTTCAGCTTCCGGACCGCTTTCAACGTTGCGTCGTTCATCATGATCGCGGTCGAAGGTGATGCGCGATATGCTGGATCGACAGAATGCACCAAGTCAATCAGCTCGTCAGAGGTGATCGCAGTTGCGCTCGCCGCTGTCACGCCAGCCGTCGAATTGGTCACAATGCCCTCGACGTCAGACGAGCCGGAACCTGTCGTCAGCTTTGAGTTTGCGGTCTTAGCCATCCGTTCGCCCAAGATACGACCGAGAAACGCTTCCATGTTAAGAACACTGTCAGCATTGAGCTCCGCACTCCAGCGAACCCATTCTGTATTGAAAGCGTATGCGCCCAGGCTTTTCTGACCAAACGTGACGTCTTTTCCGCCATCGTCAGTTGGTGCAGTGCCTTCCGTGTGCGCCTCCGCTGTCACAGCTGTGTCGTCAACGGTTGGAATGTTGAAAGTGTTTCCGGCAGCCGTCTCGATTACTGTAAACAGATCGCTGGAATACATAGGACCGTGAGCTTTCATCGCCTCGTTGATAAACGTTGCAAGCTCGGTCGGAACCGTAAATCCACCGGCTGAATTAGTGCCGCCGGTTTGGACGCGATATTCTTTCAGAACGTTGCGGACCTCTGCGTCGACATAGGCATCGCCACCCGCTGAGATCATTTCTGCGAACGCCTGGCGATAGTCCATTTTTAGACCATCATCAAACGCCGGAGCTGACCGACCTTCGGCTGGAGGGATCTTTGACGTGTCAGGCTTTGCATAATCAGCAAGAGCTTTTGCCGCGCGTTCCTCGCGCTCGACACGAGCTGCAAGTTTGTCATGGTCTGACATCATTTTGTCGAATTCACGCTCGATCTCTGCCGCGCGTTCCTCCGGTGTTTCGTCAGTCACTTCTGATAATTTATTACGAGCTTCAGTTGCGATATGTGCCATCTGCTCGCGAAGGTTTTTGATCTCACTCATGAGACATCTCCTTTTAGAGTTTAGATTGACGAGCCTTCATTCGCAGCCGTCTAGCTGCCTGGCTCTTTCGCTTCTGCGCTCTGTACTGCTCCAAGCTCCTGAGACCGATTTCTGTCGCCTCATAAGCTGGGGTCGTCACAATGCTTACATCGTACAGCTCCACCTCCTGGATCGTCCGGCGAGGCATTTTCTCCTCGTCGTCCCAGGCTTGGCGGGTCGGTACAAACGCAAAAGACATTTTGTCGAGATCCCCGCGTTTCATTTTCGGAACAATGCTCCGAACGTCAGGATCCGACGTGTCCAGGGATGCTCGAATTTTTAATCCTCGATCATCCTCGGATAGCTGGAGGGTTCCCGAGCGCGAACGCGCCAGGGGAAGCCCTGCGTGATTGATAAGAAAAACAACATCGTCTCGACCGATCGCGTTTGTAAACGCTCCAGGAGCGATCTGCTCGCGCCACTGTCCGCCGATTATTGTTTCCTCGTTAAAGACTGCCGCATAACCCTCGACGGTCACTGTGCCGTCCTGGGCCTCTCGGACCTCTAATTGCTGCGCAGGACGCGCTTCTCGCTTGTCCTTGTCCTTGTTCCATCCGGCGACGTTCGGCTCGTCCTGTGCCTCGTCAGGCTCGCTCTCGCCGTATTCGTCAGACTTGCCAAAGACAACAATGACCTCGTCGTCAGTTTCAGTGATCCGCTTTATGTGCCGCTTTTGCTCGTTGTCGTGATCATCATGTAACTTATGATCGACAGAGAGCTCGTCAGCGTCTCCTCGAGTGTTCATTCGCTCGTCCTCTTTTTCGACTAAATTGTTCGCCCAGGTTCTCCCTGGACTGCCGCCCCATAGTTTCCAGGCAATTGTAAAAGCGTTCGGTCCTCCGTCCGGTTCTTTTTTGCCATAGTCTTTTGAATAATTTGCGCCATGCCTGGCGAAATAGCTTCGCATCCTTTTCACAGTATCCATCGAAAGATCTGCGCCGTTTACAATGTCCCGAGCTCGAGCAACGCCGACCGCTGTCCCGCCTCTGTTCCATTCCCTGCGCAGCTCCAAGCCCTGGCGAGCCTGGTCCTGCATTGCTTTATTCGGGATCGGCATTTAACCCGCCAACCTGAGCACCGATCGGAACCGTCGCGCCCTGGATCATAAGATCGTCGCCATTCTCGAGAGGCTCGAGCCCTTCACTGCGACGGACCTCGTTTGGTGTCTTAATTCCGTTCTGGATCGAGGTCGCTCCCGCATTCATCCGCGTCAGGAGATCTCCGCGCAGTAAGCTGTCGACGTTGTATCGAACCGACATATCGCTTTCACGACCGAACAGTTTTAAATTCATTTCCTGCTCGGACTGCTCGATCCATCTGCGCAGCGTGTGCTTCACAAAGTGCAAGTCTTGTTGCTCGGTGTTCGAATACGTTCCGCCAGAGAGATCCTGGAGAAATACCGGAGGCAAAGAATAGATCCGTGCAATCTGCTCGACGCAATAACGCTGGAGATCGAGGAGCTGCATCTGCTCAGGAGAAAAACCGACAGACTTCAGCTCATGACCCACCGGCAAAGCCATAATCGGACGACCTTCTTTCGCCAGCTTTGCGGTCGCTTTGGCGACGTCCTCGCTTGCCCTAGACGCCGCCGCTCCAGAGTTGAACGGTCCTTGCAATACAGCCGGAGGAATTCCCCCGCTCTGAAATGCCTTGCTGCCATATCGTGCAGCTGCGATTGCGAGCCCGACGATGTCTTTGTTCGTCATAATCGGGCCGCGAATGTCGACCTGGTTATGTTTGAGCATAAACGTCAGGTCAATAACCTCGTCAGCTGCGTAAACTCTTGAACCGGTTCGGTAAGTTTTGGTCGGATATTCCTCGCCGGTTTTTTCGTAGACGTGCAAGTTTGCCGGATCCAGAGGAACCAGATCAGTGACCTGACCAGGGCCACCTCGGACGATTAAAGTCACAGAGCGTCCGCCGGTCAAAACTTGCTCGAAAGAATACTTCCGCCAGGCAAACGAGCTCATGCCAGGATTGACCGCTCGATCTAACCAGACACCGATCCCGTCGGTCACGCGCTGATTTCCGCGATAAACCTCGAGGGGCAAACTCGCCAAAGTGCCGGAGATAAAGTTGACGGCTGCCCAAATGCTCGGGACGCCGAGAGCGTTGTCGATGTTGACCGTCACGCCAGCTGACGAGCTGAAATCTCCCCAACCCATTAAATGCAAAAAATCATCCGCGCTGACAGGAGCATTCGGATTTTCAAGGTTGCGCTCCTCGCGCTTTCTAAACCTGTCAAAAAATGCCATGTGTCACCTACACTGCAAGCCTAAACTCGGGATCGTCCCAAGGGCTCGACGTTTGAATAATTTCCTCCGAACTCATGCAGCCGAGGGCCATCGCCAAAGCGACCAGACCGTCAATCTTGCTGTATGATTTCGCTTTATGCAGCTTCCGGTTTCCTGCCGGATCCGACTGCGTCACAGCTCCCGCTGCGTTCATGTTTAAAATCGGATTGCTGCCGTGCCGGAGCTTGCGCTCGGCGACGAGCTGCTCGAGCTTGTCGACAGCTGGAGCCATGTCACGAAAGCCCTGTCCGAACGGCTGCATCGGGATTGCAGATCCGATCGCGTCGAGCTCTCGCTTAAAGTCGTTTATTCTCCAGCGGTCATATGCCAAGAGCTGGAGATCGTAGCGCTCCGCGACCTCGGCGACAGCCAGGGCAATCACCGCCGGAACAATTACCGGACCAGGAATTGTCGTCAGGTATCCCTGTTCTGCCCAGAGATCCCAGGGAACTTTTTCAGCTTTTGCTTTATCGCGGAGCCCATCCTCCGGAAGCCAGAAGTGAGGGACGATGTCAAAGCCGTCGTCATTTGGGAAAGCCAGGACCAAAGCTGTGAGATCGCGCGACGCGGATAAGTCCAAACCGGCGAAACAAACTTGACCATCCTGGACAGTAGGTTCCGCATTGTTCGCCTCCCATTCAGCTCGGGACAGAAAAGGGCTCTGAGCCTCAATCCTTTGGTTTAAGTATAGCCAGCGAAAAGAATTCGCTTTCGCCGGTAAGCGTTCCGCCTGGGAAGCAAAATCGACAATGTCCGTCAGCGATCGAAAAGTCCCGACCGCTGGATTTGCAGCTCGCCAGGCTGCGCGATCCATAAGATCACAGTCTTTCGGAGCCGTGTATAAGTGCGAGACAATGCGAGGATCCTTAGCGTTCGCCGCATCGTCCAACCAGATCGAGAACAGATCGCCGTCGGTCGCAGCTTGCGTCGAGATCGCAATCAAGAGCGGATCGTCATGCGCTCCCTGCGCCGTTTCAATCGCCTCGATGAAAGGATCATGCGAGCCTCGAACCTGACCGACCTCGTCCAATACCGCCAGGACAGGGCTGAGACCGTGAGCTGTTCCCGCCTCCGCTGAGATAGCTTTATATTCAACATTACAGAGAAGCCCGAGCAGAACCTTTTGCGACGGTACAATCCGGACGATTTTATTCAGCTCCGGAGACAGCCGAACCATTTTCTCGGCGAGCTTAAAAACCAGGGACGCCTGATCTCGTGATCGAGCGCCAGATATTATTTGACTGTTTTGTCGAGCCATAGGTCCGACCAGGTGCGCAAGAACGATCGCAGCAATCAGAGCTGACTTGCCGTTTTTCCTGGCGACCGAAAGATATGCTCTCGATGTTCCGGACGGGTTGTCAAAAACGTCCAGGATAAATTGCCGCTGAAAAGGGAGCAGCTTCATCGGCTGCCCGACTTTGCTTCCCTCCGGAATGCGACAATACTTTTCGACAAAGTCGCAGACGTCTGTCCCGCGCGTCATTGTGGTCGAGCAATCAGCCCGTCATCGAGCGGATTGCTCGCCTCGATTTTCTTCGCGATTGCAGTCTTATTTGCCGCGCTGTGAGCTTCTTCGCGCGCGCGCGCGTTCACCCCGAGCGACCTCCTCAGAGACAGGATGTCTCCGGTCAAACTCTTGACAGCTCGCGCCCTGGGATTTTCGACAGTTGTCCCATTTTGTCGGACTGTAATGAACCCCTCGCGACGCAGCTCTTGCTGCTCCCGATTGAGATCATTCATTGTCCTGGCGAGCATCGCCGCAACCTCTCGAGCGTGGTCGGTCCATTGAGCTCGAGCAAATTCAGAAATCACGTTGACGAAAAAAGGGAGGTCCGATTTGTCCAGGGGAATATTGCTCGGAGGCAATACCGGCTGCGCTGCCGCCCTCATTATCTCGACAGCGCTCTCCTTGCTGTTCGTCTGTTTGTTTTTCATCCTGGTAAAAATCCTAAAACGCTAAAAATGTCGTGCCAGCCTGCCGGTTCGGGCAAACGTCGTTTTTGTCTTTGACCCACCCCCTGGTTATTTGGCGGCAGGGTTTCGATTATCGACAGG